GAGGATATTGTGGCGGTTAATGAGGAGATAAAAGCACAAACAAAAAAGAAGTAAATGAACATAGCAGCATTAACCATACCAGCGATATTTACGGCAGTTGACAGGCTAACAGCACCATTCAAGCATATGAATAGTTCTGTTAGTGGTTTTGCACGTAATGCTGAGGTAGCTGCTGCAAGGGCAGATAGGGCGTTTAATAAAATGTTACCTTCTTTTGGTTCAAAGACAAATGAGGTTATAGATTATGCAAAAGGTATAGTAGGTGTTCAAAGTGCTATTGAAGCTATTAAATTTAGTGCGACATCTATACTTGATTATGAGGATGCGGTATTATCATTTAGAACTATTGTATCTGATTTGACTGATAATGAATTTGCAGCGTATGAAAAGCAAATAGGAATAGTAGCAGACATTACAAAAAAATCAAGTGTAGATATTGCTAAGTCATTTGAAGTTATTGCAGGGCTAAACGCTGAATTTGCAAATACGGCAGAGGGGTTAGGTATGGTTACTCAAAGCGTGAGTACATTAGCTAAGGCAAGCCGAATGGATATGGGGGCGGCTGCTGAAAGTTTAATTGGCATAATGAACCAATTTAACTATAGTGTTGAGCAGTCGGATAGGGTTATAAATGTATTAGCGGCAGGTCAGGCGGTAGGTGCGGCAAGTATTAACCAAACAGCAGACGCATTAACTAACTTTGGTGCAGTTGCTAAGGGTGCAAATATTACCATTGAACAAAGTACAGGGCTTATACAACTATTGGCAAGTAAGGGGCAGTTAGGTGCAGAGGCAGGTAGTAGGTTAAGGGCTGCAATAGTTAAGCTACAAGCGGCAGGTGTAGGTTATGCGTCAGGGGTATTTAATATTAATGACGCATTGACCGAATTGAAAGGTCAATATGATGCACTACGTTCACCAATGGAACGAGATGCAATGTTATCTAAAACATTCGGTCTTGAAAGTATTACTACAGGGTCTATATTATTAAATAACATAGATGCCTATAAACAATTTACTACAGCCGTTACAGGCACAAGTGAGGCGCAAAAGGCGGCAGAAATAAATAGTAAAAGTTTAAGGGCTAAGTTGGGAGAATTGGTAAATACTTTTGTAACTGCTATAAGTACAGCAGACAGTACAAAGGGTGGCATAGGATTACTAAGTGGTGCAATAGGTTGGCTTACTGATAATATGGGTTGGTTGTTAGATATAGCAGTACCGTTAATTGGTGTATTGTTGACTGTTAAGGGGGCTATATTAGGTATGGCATTGGTAGCTAAATTAGCGGCTATTCGTATGTGGGCTTTAGAATTTGTTGCAGGAGTTGCAACGGCAGCAAATGGCGTATATGCTACATCTTGTTTTGCTACAGAGGCAGGTATGTACGGAATGGCTACAGCAGCATTTTTTCTAGAAACAAGTTTGTTAGGTTTATCTTTAGTAACTGGTGGTGTTGTAGTAGCATTGGGCTTAATAACGTTTGCATTTTTAGAAGGTTACGATGCTAATGTGAACTATTTAGAGCAGATTAAAAAAACAAAAGACGGGTTATATGAACTACCAAAAGCTTTAAGTACAGCCGAAATTGCTTTAAAAGAATACACTAAAGCATATGAAGAATATATAGAGCTACAAAACTTTAAAGCATATCTCGATTACCAAAAAGGAAAGGGGGGTATGACTCCTTTTCTTACAAATTTAACAGCTGCTTTTACTCACCCTATAATGTATAATAAAGCAATTACGGAACAGCAAAGTAGAAATAAAAACTTATTAGCTCCTAATGTATCTGATTTTGGATTGACTCCATTACAAGTTAAAGATATGAGTCAAAAAAGTACAATGCCAGCAGTTAGCAGCAAGGTTACAGAGCAAAATACATTGTATGAAAGAATACAAGAAAGCAGCAAAAAAGAAAAGATTGAGTTATCTTACAACAATATGCCGAGCAATGTTAATGTAGCGGCAACGGCAGGCATAGCGGTTAAAGGAACTACTACAATGATGGGGGGTAACTTATGACGGACATAGAAATATTTGAAAGTGGTAACGGTGGCGAAATAAGGCTAAATGGCAGCGACATAAATACGGTTGAAGGTATTACCAACATGCCGTACTTATCGTGCTTTGGTGGGGCTGATTGGTGGGGTAATGCACTATTACCCGAAGATGTAGGGCAACAGCATACAGCTACTACAGAGGAAACGTTAAGAGTAACACCGTTAAGTAGTTCAGGCAGACCAGTGATAGAGAGGTCGGTTAGTAATGATTTGGCATACCTTACAGAACAGATTGCAAGTACTACCATAGTAGTTAGTAGTAGCATACCGCAGACAAACAGAATAGACATGAGTGTTAATATCAATGGAGAGGAAGTATTTTTAATGTGGCAACCTAACTTATAATAATGGCAACGATAAAAACAAAACAACAGATATATGATGAGATAGTACTAGACTTAGAAAATAAGTTAGGTATTACATTATCTACATTTGGCAGGGTGTTACTAAGAATACTTGCATTGGTTTATGCAGGTGCGTTAAAGCTAGTATATTTATCTATTGGTTTTGTGCAAAAGAATGTAGCACCTGACTTAGCAGACCCCGAAGAGAAAGGCGGTACTCTTGATAGGTTTGGATTGCTTAAATTAGGTCGTAGGCGTTTCCCAGCTACACAAGCGCAATATACAGCTACGGTAACAGGAACAACGGCAGCAGTGATACCAGCAGGCACAACATTTAAAAGCGATAGCAATGCTTTAAATGCGGGTTTTTTGTTTATCCTAGATAATGCCTACACTATGCCAGCAGGCACAGGAACGATAACAATACGTGCATTAACGGCAGGTAGCGAAAGTAGGTTAGTAGTAGGTAATACATTGACAGCTACAAGCCCAATTAATGATGTTAACAGGGGTATTACAGTAGCTACAGAAACGGTTATACCACAGGCAGCGGAAACGGTTGAAGAGTATAGGACTAAGATAATACAGGCATACAGGATTGAGCCACAGGGCGGCAGTAAGGGTGATTATAGATTGTGGGGATATGATGCACAAGGTACAAGAGAAATATATCCCTATGCAAGTAGTGGTAATAATAACGAAGTAGATATATATGTTGAAGCCACCATTGCAGATAGTACAGACGGTAGGGGTACACCAACACCAGCAATATTAACAGATGTAGAAGATGTGATTGAAGCCAGCCCCGATGTAACCCTAACACTTGCAGAGCGTTCACGTAGACCGTTGGGGGTATTTTTAGTAAATGTTTATCCGATTGTATTGCGTGAGATAGATATTAATATTGCGTCATTTGCGGACCTAACGGCAGGTAAGCAAGCGACTATATTAGCAGCTATTACAGAGGCTTTATATGATGTTAGACCGTTTATTGCAGGCATTGACATTGTGGCAGAGAGAAACGATATATTTGATACTAATAGGATAGGTGCGATAGTATTATCAGCGTTGGCAGGTAGTAGTTTTGGCACTATAACTATGCGTGTTGATGGTGTCATAATGTCAAGCTATCAATTTGATAATGGCGAAATTCCATATCTTGACACAATAACTTACGTATAATGGGAGATAGAATATTTAGGTTATTAAGGTTACTATATCCGAGAGGTAGGGCGTTTAAATTGCCCTATCTCGGTACGTTTTGGAAGTTGACCGATGCGCTTAGTTTGTCATTAGCAAGGGCGGCAAGTGATGGCGTAAGTATATTGGATAGCATTATACCTGACAATGCCAATTTTACCACACAAGATGCAACAGATTGGGAGCGTAGATTAGGTATGATTACCAATAGTACCGTATCATTGACTGATAGAAAGTTGGCTATATATCGCAAGATGGCACATCCTAACGGACAGCCTGCAAGGCAGCACTATCTATTCATTGAATTTCAGTTAAGGTTGGCAGGTTTTGATGTACGATTGTATGAGAATAGGTTTTTAGTTGGTTCGCCTGCGGTAATGGAAACGAAAACTCCTACTGAAATATTAGGTATTCCGATAGGGTTAGCAATTTACGGTGATATTAGTTATGGTGAAACTTCTTATGGTAGCGGTTGGATAGATGAGGGGATAACCATTATAGCAAATAATTTGGAGGCGGTAAGGGATGCCACTTTTGATTTTGGTGCAAATTATCGCAGCACATTTTATATTGCAGGTAGCACAATTACTACCTTTGCTAATGTAGATGCAGATAGGGAAATTGAATTTAGGGAATTAGTATTAAAATTAAAGCCAGCGCAAACGGTGGCGTTCGCATTTGTAAACTATATATAATATTATGGCACGTAAAATAACAGATTATAACGGTACAGTAGTTGCGTCTTCC